TGTCAACGACACCTCGGGGAAAATATATCACACAAATAAATCTAAGAGTGCCATAGTTGACTTTTTAGGGGGCTGAAAAGCCCCCGGGAAGGAGAATAAATGAGTCAGAACGAAGAAATTCTCGATTATCTCAAAAGCGGTAAGTCTATAAACCCGATGATAGCTCTTAATAAGTTTTCTTGCTTTAGATTAGCAAGTAGGATATCAGACCTTAGAGCGAAAGGTCACAAGATAGCGTCAGCTATGACGGACGACATCAACAAGAAGGGAGAGCCGATAAGATACGCGACTTATTGGTTAGTGAAAGGAGAGTAGTTATGCAAATGACAGAGGAAGAGATTGTAAGAAGCTACAAGCAAGCGGCAAGCCCCCACAAGCAGATTACAGTATTAGCGGAGCTTAACGGAACTAACACAGCAACTATAAGGGATATCTTAAGAGACAACGGCATCGAGATCAAGAAGCCCGGTCCCAAACCTAAGCCCGTAATTCCTGCTATTACTTCGGTCTTCCGAGAGAAGTCCGACAAGCCTACAAAGGTTTTACAGATTCCCAAGTCGGTTGAAGCACTATGTAAGACTTACCTAAATGAGCTGACAGAGAAAGAGGACGATTTGAAGGCGCAGCTTGCCGAAGTCGCAAAGACCAAGAGAGAAGTCGAAGAGTACATCACTTTTAATGGGGGTGTCTTATGAGCGTTAATTCGAGAGACAAGGGAGCAAGGTTTGAAAGGGCGTTAGCGTCACTCTTTAAAGAGCAAGGCTACGACGCAGAGAGAACCGCTCAGCATTGTGGAAAGAACGGCGACGCTCCCGACGTTAAGGGACTTCCCTACATACACGTTGAAGCAAAGCACTATAAGAGAACGGCTTTCGACTACGATTGGATTGACCAGGCGAAAAGGGATTGCGCGGAAGGTAATCTTCCGGCGGTATTCCATAAGACCGATTATCACGAAGTCTTAGTCACAATGACCTTAGACGATTGGTTCAAGCTCTATCGGGAGTATGAGGCGAGTATGTCAATGCCCGATGATATCCCCTTCTTTAGCGGTATGAACGAAGCTATTAAGGAGTTTGACGAAGCTACAAAGGACTTGAAAGGAAGTGATTCAACTTGAATGAAAAACGTTACTACTGGTTAAAGCTGAAAGAGGACTTCTTCTCTTCTAAGCGAATCAAAAAGATAAGGTCTATTGCCGGGGGCGATACTTACACGATCATTTACTTAAAAATGCTTCTTAAGGCTCTTAAGAATGACGGTTATCTCTACTTCGACGGAGTTATGAACGACTTCGCCGAGGAAATCGCCTTAGACATAGACGAAAAGCCCGACGATGTAAAGGTCACTATCCAGTTACTTAGTTCGGTCGGACTTATGGAGCATAGCGAAGAAACCGACGTATACAAACTAACCTATATGGATATGATGATAGGCTCAGAAACCGCTCACACACAGCGTCAGAGGGATTATATCAGACGCAAAAAAGAACGTGAAGCGTCATTAAATGACGCAAGCGTGACGCCTTTGTTACACCTTGGTGACGCAGAGAAAGAGATAGAGAAAGAGATAGAGTTAGAGATAGAGAAAGAGTCAGAGATAGATAATGGGGCAAAGCCCAACAGAAAAGTTATTCCCCCTACTTTGGATATGGTAAAGGACTACTGTTGGGAAAGAGGAAGTTCTATCAATCCCGAAGCCTTCTTTAACTTCTATGAGTCAAAGGGTTGGTTAGTCGGTAAAAGTAAGATGAAAGATTGGCAAGCGGCGGTTAGAACCTGGGAAGCTAACGAAGCAAAGAAAGATAATACGCCTAAACCCCAATCAGTAGCGGAAAGGTGGGCTAACGTCGAATGACAAGAGAAGAATGTAAACAACTGATTATGGTTTGCGAAGCTACTTTCCCCAATACATCAAACGTGAGTCCACAGGAGAAATTAAACGCTTGGTTCTTGATCCTCGAAGAGTACGACTACCAATCAATGCTAATGGCTTTAAAAATCTTTATCAGTTCGGGGAATAGTGCTTTCGCTCCTTCGGTAAGCCAATTAATCGCTATGAGCCGTAAGCCTTCGGAGCTGACAGAAAAAACCCTGCTGCCTACATACGACGAAGTGACAACTTGGAGAGAAGTCCGGCAAGCGATAAAGAACGGAATCTATCACGCAGAGGAAGAGTTCAATAAGCTTTCCCCAATCGCTCAAAGAATGGTAGGCGACTCACAGCAGATTCACGAATGGGCAATGTTAGAGAGCGAGACCATTGACTCAGTTATTCAATCTAACTTCAAGGCAAGGTTTAAGGACTTTCAGATAGCCGAAGCCACGAAGGCGAAGCGTAACCGAGAAATTGCACAAATGCCGCGCGAGGTTCAAGCCCTAATCCAAAAATCTGCGGCGGCGATAGGGGTAAAAGATGATTTGTAACAAAGATTGTTTTAACTGTCCGTACAATGATTGTATTCTGCCCGATAAGGCTCATTTAAGCCGTTATTATACCGAGTACAAGAAAAACTACTACCGAGAGAATAGAACGGCTAAAATCGCCTATCAGACGGCATACAACGCAAAGCATAAAAAGGAACGTCGGGAGTGGTCGAAGAATCATTGGGCGACTATGACCGAGGAACAGAGAGAGATTGAGAGGGCAAAAGCCCGGGAAAGGTACAAAAAGCGTAATGAAAAACTCAACGGAGTATCTAAGAAAGTGTAAAGTACCTAAATATTCCGAGGCAATGAGTTCTGAAAGGTTAGAAAAGGACAAAGCCGGGGATGTGGAGAAGCGAAACGCATGGGGGAGTAATGATTTTAAAGCATTGATACACAAAAACATGGAAGGCTACAAGAAAAAGGAGTCAAACAATGAGTAGAGGTTGGAAGCATACGGACTTAATAATGAACGAGGATTTAATTTTGCCTGATAGTTTTTTTGAGCTGCCGAGTGTGGCAAAGCAGAGAATGGAGTATTGCGTGTACGCCGGAGAGACCGAGACTGGAATTATTGTTGAGATACAGTACAAGCCCGCACATTTTAGCGAAGATCCCGAGTCAAGTTGGAGAGTACAGAAATTTGTGGATTTTGGAGCGATATATAGCGGACAAGTCCAGATAAGGCGGAGAGACAGGAGCCTTGTAACAGTGAAAAGAAAGCGGGAACTAATAGTTGAACCGTTTAGGAAGAGTTACGTATGGAAGAATAAGGAGGCACATCGGTACTAATGGGAGTCAGGATAGAAAACTTTTGTGTGGGGCCTTGCCCGATGGGTTGCATACATTGTGGAAGAGAACACGTTCCTGTTTATCACTGTGATAAGTGTGATTATGAAGAAACTGGGGATGACGTAGAACTATACGAAGCACAGAACGGAGAAGAGGTTTGCTGGGAATGTTATAAAGAGCAATTTAATGAAAAGGTTTTGGACGATTGCGACGACGAAAAATGTTCTGAGTGCGGAGCAGAATCCGAGTATCTTTACGAAGTAGAAAAGAATGTGTGGGTATGCGAGGAATGTTTGAAGAATATGGCGGAAAGGGTAAGAACGTATGATTAGTGCATACCGAGTTAAGCAGTACAATTCTACGACAAAAACAGTAATTACAGTTGATGGCGTTCCTGTTTGTATTGTTGCCGGAAAAGGCATTACCGCTTCAAATGTAATGGCTTATTTACAAGGGTATGATGTTGAGATCAAAGATGGTGCTGTTAAAAAGGTTCTGGATAAAGTGAGGAATGTGGAATGATTTGTGATGATTGTGGATATTGTATAAAGCGTGTAACAGAAAAAGGGCCAAATATTTCTTGTATTATATTAGATAAAGAATTTATGGAACGGAGTATCTCTAACAATCATTGTGTTATATGGACTCCGAAAAAAGTAAAAAAGCGTAGGAAAAAGTAAAGGAGAATATACAATGACCGATAGAGAACAAGCAATAGCCACACTTACGGAGCATTTAAACCATTGGAAAAGATTACTTTCCGAGGGTGTATGTTGTGAAGTCGAGGGAAAACAGACCATAGATGCTCTTGAATTTGCAATAGAGAGCATTAAAGTAGATAGAGCCTACGATTTAGCCTATGAGAAAGTAGATTTCATAGAAATTCCCGAAGGAGCGACTAATGGGGATATTCTGATAAGCCTTTATCCTAATCTCAAATATACTATTCAGAATGGCAGAGTAGTAACTACTATAGGTGTGGCAAGTAGTTTTGATAGAGATTGGTGGAACAGCCCTTACAGAAAGGAACAGAAATGATAAAAGGAAACGGACAAGGACAATGTGCTTTATGTAAAAAGCGCGGTAAATGGAACGTTCAATGAATGTGTTTTCTCTACAAAGTCGAAGGCAAAGAGGGAGTTTACTGTAAGAATTGTGCAAATGAATTAGCAATACAGAGTGTTATTGATAGTAGAAAGTGAGGAATAAAAATGTTAGGTAACGCTATTATAAATGAAATGAATACAGATGAATTAAGAAATTATCTTTATCACTTACAGAGTTATACCAAAACTGTAAGAGAAATAAATTCTAAAAGAAAGGCAAGTGAAGATACTCTGATTTACTTATTGAGTCAGCGTGAGGAATTATCTGTTTTAGCTTTAAAAGAAAACAAACAGATAAATTTAGTGACAAGACTTGCAAAGGAAATGGAAGATAAATATCTTCCAACATTTTCGAGTAATGCTTGGGAGGACGATGATACACTTTAGGCAGAAAGTGAGGGATAAAGGTGGATTTATTGATTAAATTGCCAGACGGATATGTTGGAACTGTTATGAAAAATCAAAAAATAGATGGAAGTGCTATGGATAAGTTGTTAAGGCAGGCGGTTATTGACGGTACACCACTTCCGAAAGGACACGGAGATTTGAAAGATGCCAACAAGTTGAAACATACTTTTATCTCATGGAGTATGGCAGTTCAAGGACATTTTACTGATGCTGATATAGCAAGTATAGTATGTAATTCGCCAACAATCATAGAAGCGGATTCAGAAAAGGAGTAAGGAAAAAATGACAAAACTTGACAAAGCATTGGAAAGATATGAGCATAATGCTGAATATGAGCGTGCCCACGGCAATTTGCAAGGTTGTTTGGAATTTAGACAGTTATGCAAGTGGTTGAAAGAATTAAGAGCATACCGCAAGATGTACCGCAAGGAGCATAAGGACGATTATTTGAGCGAAGAAAACGGAAAGGTCTGCTGTAATTGCCGACACAATAAGCGAAAATGGACAGACGGAAAATGCGAGTGTAAATGTGAGATAAGTGGTGATTGGCTATCCTACCTTAGAGTAATGACAGGGTGGTGCAAGCATTGGGCTAAAGAAAGGAGCAATAAGGAATGATAACTTGTTTACTCTTAGTTATCGTTATGGTTATTTTAAAGACACCCAGCGATTGGATCCGAAACGCATCAAGTGATACCCAACTAATTATGTTCGGCTTGTGTGTAATAAGCGATATACATATTTTGATGTGGTGTTTTAGTGGTGGCAGAAAGGAGAATAAGGAATGAAATATATAGCAATAATAAACACTGATGAACCACTTACAGAACATACCATACAGTTTATCAAGGACACAATTTTTTGCGGTGACGAGCAAGCACCTTATGTGTTTGAGATTGAGGACATCAAGTACAAGGCAGAAAGTGAGGATAAGGAATGACCAAAAACGCAAAAGGCAACTATGAAGGCAGATGTGGGACGTGCAAAAACTTTGCATTTTATGTGAAAAATGGTGATACAAGGGAGCAAGGCAGATGTTGCAATCCGAACAGAGTAAGTTATCATCAAGCAAGTCAAAAGGCTTGTAAGGAGTACAAGGTAGAAAGTGAGGATAAATGAGCAAGTTATACACGATACAATTAGGAGTCCCAATTTGCCCGGAGTGCGGCGGCGGTTTAAAGCTCTACACGATAGTAAACCGCTTTAGATGTTTTCATTGTGGCGAGTCTTACAAGGTCGTAGGAGAGGGACAGAACGAGAGAGAGTTTATTTGCGAAAGGGGAACAAATGGAATCTTACAAAGTATTCAAAGTATTGGGGAGAGTGAGGAGTCTTCTAAAACGTAAAAGTGCTATAAGGGCAAGAGCGGAAGAATTAAGACTGTCACTTCTGCCGAGTGGGATTACTTATGATCGTGACCGAGTTCAGACATCGCCAAAAGAGAGAATAGTCGAGACAATGGCGAAAATAGACGAACTGGACAGAGAGTATCGAGACATCACGGCGGATATGATGAAGTATAAGCAAGAAATGACAGAATGGTTTCTTGTCTTGCCGGAGAGAGAAAGAGAAGTCTTGACTCTATATTACGTCGATTGTAAAGGGATAAGGTACATCAGCGACACGATGCAGATAACAGAACGACACGTTTTCCGACTCAGAAAGAACGGCGTGTCAATGCTTACAAAGGAGACAGAATGATTTTATCAATAATAATCCCAATGTTTAACACGGCAAGTTATCTCAATGAGTTATTAGCCAAGTTGGACACACAGAAGAATGAACAGACCGAGATCATTGTTATTGACGACGGTAGCGACGAACCATATAAGACCAATTTAGCCAAGGTTTACAGAAAGGAGAACGGCGGAGTATCTTCCGCCCGTAACCTTGGCTTAAAAAAGGCGAAGGGCGAGTATATCGTTTTTATCGACTCTGACGATATGGTATCAGACGACTATATAAGTTCGATATTTAAGGCGATAGAAATAGAGCCTGACACGGTTTATTTATCCTGGGAGTCTATGGACAAGAAGTTCGGAAAGATTATCAAGGACGAATCCGACGAGTTTAACCCTTGGAACCGTTGCGTTTGGAATAGGGTGTTTAAACGGACCTACATCGAAGGTATGGAGTTTAACGAGGAAATGCAAGTCGCAGAAGACGACGACTTCCTTAACCATTTACCCACGCCGAGAAGTAAAACCTATATTCCTAACGTGGTTTACTTCTACCGAGTAAGGAGAAAAGGCGGATTGACAGACCGAAAGCTAAACGGAGAATTTACGGAGCCCGACATAAGAACACAAGTAGTAGTTTATTGCGGAAACACGGCAACGATAGGCGGCATAGAGACGTTTATTTATAACTTCTGCCGTACAATGTGCAAATACTACGATATCCTTGTTTTATATACCGAGAGAATGGACGGATTACAGATTTTAAGATTAGCTCAGTACGTTCAAGTAATGCGAAACCAAGGGAAGCTAATCGAGTGCGACACGGCTATAAATATTAGGCTTACTGACGAGCTTCCGTCAAATGTGAGATACAAACGAAGAATACAAATGTCGCACACTTGCCAATTAGCAAAGTCGGGACCGTGGCACTGGGAAATTAAAAAGAACTTCGACGACTTAATATTTGTATCACAGACCGCCGCCGACTCTTTCGCGGATCAGCAGCTAAACTATAAGATTATCCCCAATCTTACAGACGAGACAGAGCCGAAAAAAGCACTACTTTTAATATCGGCTTGTCGCCTTACCTGGGAGAAGGGCGAAGAACGAGTCTATAAATTGGCTGAAATGTTTAGGAGCGCGAATATTCCCTTTACTTGGTTAGTGTTCTCACATCAGACATTACAGAGAGTTATTCCCGGAGTGATACACGTTCCGTCAACATTGGACGTAAGAAGTTATTTTAAAAGGGCGGATTATGTTGTGCAGCTCTCCGACATCGAAAGTTTTTGTTATACGCTTGTCGAAGCCTTAGAACTTGGAGTCCCAGTTATCACAACTCCGTTAGGGGTTTTAAATGAGATAGGCGTAAAGGACGGTGAAAACGGCTATATATTACCCTTTGATATGCAGGACGTAGACGTTAAGAAAATCTATGAGCATATACCCAAATTTGAACCGCAGAAGCCTAAAAACAAAATGATTGTGAAGGAATGGAGAAAATTCCTCGGAAACACTAAGCCCAAGAACACATATAAGCCCGATACAGATTTTATAAAAGTCATAGTCGTGGAGAATTACGGAGACTTAGAATTAAACCGCAATATGCAAGTCGGGGAAGTGGTAACAATGAGGAGCGAAAGAGCTATAATGTTAATCAATAGGGGGTTAGTAGCAAAAGCGTGAAATTATTAGTTTTATCTTGTGACAAAAATACAGAACTATTCGAGCCTTTTAGACATTGTTTAGAGAAGTATTACCCGACGCACCCGGAAGTTATCTATATGACTAACAAAGTGGACAATCCGTATTACAAGACTATTCACGAAGACTATCCTCTCTTTGCCTGGACAAAAGGACTATCAAACTGTCTAAAGCAGATAGAGGACGACAAAATACTCTTGATGATTGATGATTGCTTTATAAGGCGAGAAGTTGACACGGACCGTATAAGGTACGCCGAAGAACATCTAAACGGGAATATCGCTTTAATGAACTTCGAGAAGTCTTGGGATAGTGAAGATACGGAAACGGATTTAATCGGCTTTAAAAAGCGCAAGAAGGGGGCTGAGTATGCTATTAGTATTATGTGTGGGATATGGGACAAAGCAAAGCTCTTAGAGGTTATAAAGCCTATCACGAACCCTTGGGACGTAGAGTACAATCAAAACCAATGTGGCTATGACTACTATATCAACTCCGGGGATTATATCATAGATTGGGGATATAGAACCTTTATACCTTGTAACGTAGTTAAAGGACTATGGACCGAGAGTTGCAAAGAGTTCTTAGAGTCCGAAGGGCTGACAGTAGACTACTCAAAGAAAGGCTTCTACAAAATATAGTTGCAATGTCAGTATAAATATGCTATATTATGTATAGGTCGAAGTATGTAAAGCGGTTGTCAAAAGGCAATCGCTTTTTTACGTTGACCAATAACAAAGGTATTCTGCTCATTAATGAATACTCCTATAAACTGGGAAAGGCTGTCAAAGGTCTTTCCCTTTTAAGGTTATGGCAAGAGAATTTAGTAAATCGTTTTACAATTCAAAAGAGTGGCAGACCGTAAGAGAGTCGGTGCTAATGCGTGACAAGTATCTATGTCAGCATTGTGGTAAACCTGCCGAGGAAGTACATCACATTATACACTTATCACCGAAGAACATAGGCGACATATCTATCACGTTGAATATGGACAACCTTGTAAGCCTATGTAAAGATTGTCACTTCCAAGAGCATAGAGGAGAACACGGCAAGGGTAGACAAGTAAAAGAGTCTTACGACTATGAGTTTGACGCTAACGGAATGTTAGTTCAGAAGAAAGTAGATGCCCCCTTGTAGAGCCGAAACGAAAATAGCCCCGAGAC